AATTTTTTTAATGCATCCTTCCCGCCATGTTGGTTTTCCTGCCGCAGTAAGGATGTGGTCCGCCTCCAGTCCCCCTTCCGATCCGCATAAGGCTTGCCCCATCCAGATACTCCCGGTAAATCCGTTTTACGATCTTCGCCTCTTTCGGGTCGATGACGAGATGCTTGTTCTCATCTTTGGTATATCCTAAAAAACGTGTATGGTTGACCAGCACCACACCTTGCTGGTAGCGGAACTGGAGTCCGATCTTCACGTTCTGGGAAAGGGACTGACTTTCCTGCTGGGCCAAGGATGCCATAATGGTAATCAGCACCTCGCCCTTGGCATCCAGCGTATTGATGGACTCCTTCTCGAAGAACACGGCAATGTTCCTGTCTTTCAACTTTCGGATGTATTTCAGGCAGTCCAGCGTGTTTCGTGCAAACCGGCTGATGGACTTGGTGACGACCATGTCGATGCCGCCTGCCATGCAGTCCTTAATCATACGGTTGAACTCTTCCCTCTTTTTGGTGTTGGTGCCGGATATTCCGTCGTCGGCATAGATGCCGGCAAACTCCCATTCCGGATTTTTCCTTATATAATCCGTATAGTGGTCGATCTGCGCTTCATAACTGGTGGCCTGCTCGTCGCTGTCCGTGGAGACGCGGCAGTAGGCCGCTACCCGCACCTTCGACTTTTCCGCTAATTCCATCTGCGTACCGATATGCTGCCGCGCCGGAATAACCGTCACATGTCTACTTGCTTCCATCCGCCACAACCTCGCTTTCTATCCGGCTGTAGGCATATTCCGCCTGCTGAAATGGATTAGCATACTGCTGCAGGATCTGTCCCATGGTAAACCGGATGTTATATTCCGGCTTTTCCTCTATTTTCTTTTTTTCAAAGACTCTTCCCAATGCCGCTGCACGTTTCTGCTGCTCGGAAAATGCCTGCTGAAACGTTTCCAGGTCGATGATTGCCGGATAGTATTCGTCTCCCAGGTAATGCCGGTTCTGCATGATTCGTTTTACCGATGTGTGACAGAGTTGCATTCCAGATGCCTTTGCTGCATCTGTCAGGGATAGCCCGGATAAATACTCCCGATATATGGTTCGTATCTGCTTTGCTCTTTCTTCATCAACCACGGCCCTTCCATTTTCAATTTTGTATCCATATGGTATATGTCCCATGCTGTTCACACTCGTTCCTTCAACAATAACCCGCATTTCATCTGAAAGCAGGCCTCCGTCCGGGAACAGGCAATAATCCGTTCCACGTACTCACTGAAAACGTCGCCATCAAAAGCAGTAAACCTGCCCATCTTGCCGACAAATTTCAACAGCTTTCCGACCTCATCCGCCTTGGCAGTCTCATTGTTGATGGCCTGTGAAAGATTTTCCTTTTCGGCATGCATCTTCTCGGTTTCAGCCAGCAGTGCATTGTTTTCCTGCCTGAACAATTTTGGTTCCAGATATCCCTTGGCCATCAGTTCTGTCAGCACCTGGCGGTGTTCCATGTTCTTCTCCAGCCTGGACTTCCATTCGTTGGCCCGGTCAAAGCCGCATGCCTGGTTCTGAAACCGCAGGGTGTCATACAACGGCTTCAGAATCTTATTCCGACCGAACGCCAGCTTGTTCATCATCACTACAAATGCCCGTTCCAATCCATCCTCCCGGATGTACTGCATGGAGCATTGGGAAATGTCATCAATATGCCGGCTGCAGCACCATGCGGCATAGTGTATGCGGCTGGAACTGTGTATCCTGCGCTTGAACTTCGATCCGCACTGTCCACAGATGATTCTGCCGGAAAAAGGGTACCGGTTCTGATACTTTTCGGCTCCTTTGACCACGCCTTTTTCTTTTGCCCGCTGACGAATCAGCCGGCCCGCCGCCTCGAAATCCTCGCGGCTGACAATCGGTTCATGGTGGTGTTCCACCAGATACTGATCCATCTCCCCGTGATTGCTGTGCCTGTTGAACCGTGAATCCGTATATGTTTTCTGGCAAAGGGCATCACCTACATATTTCTCGTTTGTCAGAATGCCCCTGATGGTGGTTGAAGTCCATCTGCCGCCCCGTTTTGCAGGAACTCCACGCGCCATCAACTCCGCCGCAATGTCCCCTGGACTTTTACCTGAAAGCATCTCGGCAAACATGACCCGTACAACCTTGGCCTGCTCGTCATCAACAACCATGCGTCCATCTATATTTTTATATCCGTATGGCGGATAGGAAACAACAAAGGTTCCTTTTCGGAAGCGTCTCTGAATCGACCATTTGGCATTCTGTGAAATGGATACCGACTCGTTTTCAGCCAACCCGCCAAGAATGGACAACATGAGTTCGTTCTCCATCGCCCCGGTGTTCAGGTTCTCCTTTTCAAAATAGATATACACTCCCATACCCAGCAGTTGCCGTCACCAATTCCAGGCAATCTGTGGTATTTCTGGCAAATCGGCTGATGGACTTGGTGACGATGAAGTCCACCTTTTTCCGCCTGCAGTCGGTCATCAGCTGAAGAAGCGCCGGTCGTTTTTCTTTTTTGGTGCCGGAAATGCCTTCATCAACGTAGATGCCGGCATACCACCAGTCCGGATTAGCCTTGATGTATACTTCATAATGCTTCTTTTGCGCTTCCAGACTGTCTAATTGCTCCTCGCTGTCCGTGGAGACGCGGCAGTAGGCAGCCACACGCAGTTTTTTGTGCAGCCGTTGTGTTATGTTGTTTTCGGCAATCCTGGTGATCCGTTTCATTTTCCCGCCTCGCTTTCGCTAGGTGACATATTACCTCTGAAGTCCTGTGTTATCAACGATTTTTCGGGATATAGCACAGATATAAGGGAAGGAAACGACTGCCTGTTTTTCGCCATGATCATATCGTATTCTTCCTTTCGTGATCAGACCGGCATCCAGCAGTTTTTTCGTCATCTGCCCCGCCAGTATATAGTTATAGTCGTGCTGCATGTCCTCCATCGTTTCCGGTTTGGCGGCTTCATGCGGGCTTTCCCATGCTCCGTCTATTTTCGTGACATTCATGCAAATGCACCTCCTACCTGGTAGCCTTGGCAGAAGGTGCAAAAGGATGTTTTTCTAATCTTTTTTGTAGAACATGGTTTGATACCCGTCCGCACGAAGAAGCAGTCCCTGCATCCAGGACGGCGTCCGGCCCATCTGGTCGCAGACGGCCTGCAGGGATTCATCCTTACGGCACTCGATCACCAATTCATCATGGATGTGCGCCACAATGAACCGGCTGCGCAGCGTTTTCATGGCATGCGCCAGAATATCCCGGCTGACGGCCTGCACGATGTTTTCCACAAACTTGGGTCCGTAGCTTTCAATGCGCTCCCATTTTTTTGTACCTCCGATTCCTTCATAGGTCACGCTTTCCGAGCCGAACCGGTTGACGCCCATGTGCGGCTTTACGTAGGAAAGCGTTCTGCCGGAAGGCAGCCGGATGAAGAGCATCCCGCTTTGGCAGAAGATGCGGATGCCGCAGAGTTCCGTTGGAATTTTCTGCTTGACCGCCGTCTTCACCGCCCGGTCGATTTTCCACCAGAACCGAACTATATTCGGATTGGAGGAGCGCCATGCATCCACCAGCGGCTGCAGCTCCTCCTGTTTCAATCCCATATCCAGAGCCCCCATGGCCTGCAAGGCACCGACCGAACCGCCGTAGCCGAGCGCCAGTTCCGCGATCTTCCCCTTCTGCCGTAGGTGGCTGTTCACGCCGTGCTTTTCCACGGGAACGTGGAACATGGCAGATGCCGATGCACAGTAGATGTCGCCGCTGCCGGCAAAAACATCCATCCGCCACTGCTCGCCGGCAAGGAAGGAGAGCACCCTGGCCTCGATGGCCGAAAAGTCCGACACGATGAATGTATATCCGGCCTTCGGCACAAAAGCAGTACGGATCAGTTGGGACAGGGTATCCGGGATGTCGTCGTATAAAAGCTGCAGCGCCTTGTAATCGCCGTTCCGCACCAGGGCGCGGGCCTGCTCCAGATCCGGCATATGGTTCTGCGGCAGATTCTGCAGTTGAATCAGCCTGCCCGCCCAGCGTCCGGACCGGTTGGCGCCGTAGAACTGGAACATGCCCCTGGCCCTGCCGTCCCGGCATACTGCATGCCGCATCGTCTGGTATTTCTTCACGGAGGATTTTGCCAGCTTTTGGCGAAGCAGCAGGACCGTCTTCAACGGTTGCGGCGCTGTTTTCAGCAAGGCCGCGACTGCTTTTTTGCCAAGGGTGTCCGTCTGCAGTCCGTTGTCCGCCAGCCATTGTTTCATCTGCATCACGGAGTTGGGGTTGCCCAGATGGGTCCGGTCCTGGATGGCGCGATATAATTCAGCCTTGGAACGTACGTCCATCTCAATGGCATTATTCACAATCTGTCCGTCCAGCGCAATGCCACGGTCGTTGATATTCTGGTCGATGTGGTACTCGTCCCACACAAAATCCGGCACCGGATACTGTGACAGCTTTGTCTGGATGGACATCTCCACCTCGACGTCCCGCCTGTTGTACCCCTTGAACCGATCCCATTTTACGGCATCCTGCTCCGGCAGATTGCGTATTCGTCCGCCGTTGCTTTTGGTCGGTCTGCACGGCATGCAGAAATAACGGACGAGGTCCTTCCCTTCCTTCAGCTTCTGTTCGCCCAGGTCCAGCACGGCGCCGACTCCTTCCAAGGACAGCGGCAGTCCAAGGTAGGCCGACCAGATCATGGAACATTTCCAGGATGTCGGGTCCAGGTAATTGCCGACGGTATCTTCCGGAGCACCGTAGCTACAAAAATACTGTGGATAGTTCCGGCGCAGCCAGGCCGACAGGCAGATGCGTTCAAACGATGCGTTAAAAGCCCACTTTGTCACATGTTCATCCGTAAACGCCGCCATCACCTCCCGCGGCAGCGTCTCTCCTCCGGCGAGGTCTACCACCTGCACCGTTCCGCCGTTTATGGCATAGCCGAACAGCAGAATCTCGAAATCAGGTGATTCCGTGTATCGGTAAACACCGCAGGCACCCAGGTCGATGTCGCTGTACGTTTCGATATCGATGGAAATGTTTTGTATACTGCCCACTGTTTTCCACTCCCTTCCCAAATAAACAGGACGGCAAAGACATGCCTGCCGTCCCATCCGTTTCAATGAATTGTCTTTTAGGACAGAAAGTCCTCTTCGTCTTCCGTTGCGAAATCATCCTCCGCACGGGGTTTTCCGCCCAGCGGCTCGCCGTCCCTGATCTTCTGCAGATTGTTCAACCCGCAGGCGATTCCTTTATTTCCGTTGGAATTGAACGCATAAAAGTTGATGCTGGCACGGCCATACACGCCGCTGTACACCTCGGACCGTTCCAGGATAGGCTGGCAGGCGGAATCAACGATGCCCGGTGCAGTGCCGCTGTTGGCATTGATGAAATACGCGCCGGCATAGGCGGCGTCATCCGGACGTTCCGTGTCGCCGTCGCGAAGCGGTGTCTTCAGCACGGAGATCGCCGGAACGTTTCTGCCGTTCCCTTTCAGCTTATGCTCTCCTTCTTTATACGCAGCTTGAATGGCTGCCTGAATTTTTTCTACCGTCTTTTTGTCGGACTTGGGAATGATAAGGGATACCGAAAACTTCGGTGCTCCCCCGTTGATGCTTTTTGCCTCCCATACGTTGGCATACGACCAGCGGGTATTGGGTCCTGTAATTACTTTCATTGGGTCTTTTACATTATTTTTCATCATATATCTTCTCCTCTACATGTCACTGAAATCTTGTCCTGCAGTATGCATAGCCGGACGTTTGTCGCTTTCCGGCACCAATGCCGGCCTGCCCTGCGGTTTATAGGTAAGTCCGCCGAGGATTTCCTCGAATTTCTGCTTCCCAAGCGCCGCCGTCATGGCGGTAATGCCGAGCAGCTTCTGCTCATAGGGATCAAACCCTGCGGCAAGCACTGCCGCTGCTGCCGCCGATTCATCCGTATACCTGCGGTTGGATCGGCCTTCCACCACCTTGAATCCGGGATACGATGCCCCGTTTAATGCCTGGGAAAGCGCATATTCCTTAATGTCGCCCGCCCAGGAGACCAGGGCGTCAATCCGCGGCAGGATGGCGCTGATTTCCTCATTTTCCAACACGGGCGGCATGGCAAAGTCATACCGGGCCAGTTCCAGGTTGTACTCGGCGCGTTTCCTGCAGGCGGCTTTCGCCTTGCAGAACCGGCAGTGGCCTCCGGCCTTGTACTCGCCTTCGCCTGCATAGGCAAGCCGGGCAGCCGGGGCCAGTACTTCCGCCGCCCATTGCAGGAGTTCCGCTTTAGAAACCGTATAGGTGCTGATATGTTCCCGGCGCGGCTGAAAGATGGTCATATCGACAGTTTCCACATCGTAGATGCCGTCGAATAATTCCAGCGCTCCCAGTGCATAGCACATCATCTGCGGATTCTTTTCTGCTTCCACAAGGATTCCCTTGCCGTACTTGTAGTCAATAACGAACAACGTACCGTCTGCGACAATCACGCAGTCTCCGGTGCCGAACCCGTCCGGCACGTACCGGGAAAAGTCCAGCCGCTGTTCCACCAGCACCACCGGATCGGTACAGATTTTCCTAATCTTTGCCAGCTGCTCCATGACATAAACGGCATAATTTTCGGCGCAGGCTTCCATCTCGGCATCGAAGAATGTCAGATTCTCCGTGGGATCTTCCGCATCCCTGCCCAATGCCTTCTCCAGCTTATACTGGCAGAGGCTGTGCGCGTCGGTTCCCTGCAGGGCATACCCGCTGCCCTTGTCCTCACAGCCTTCGCAAAGCCTGGCCGACGGCGGGCAGTGTATCCAGCGGCTGCTGGATGAGGCGGACAGCAATGCATGTACACCCATCACAATCCCTCCGCATCTTTCAGCAGTGCCGCATAGCGGGCCGGGTCGATCTGGGACAGCCTGTCTGCACCATGTTTGACCAGCAGCGCCCGGACTTCCGCCGTATGGCCGCTGCGTGATTTTTCCGCCAGTACGGCACGGACATCCGTAAGGGAAAGCTGTCCCGGTGCAGCCGGCTGCTTATGTTCCGTTTCCGGCTGTTTTCCTTTTTCTGTCTCGGACGCCTTTGATAAAGCAGCTGCCGTGTTGATCAATGCTTCACCGCAGCGCCTGAGTTCCTGAATGGCTGCCGCCAGTTCCTTTTTATTGCTCATATAACGGTTTCTCCTTCCTTGATTTCACAAATGGCAACCTCCTCTACGCTGTCACCCGGTACAAGAATCGTAAGCTTCTGTTTTCTGCCAAAAAGCAGCCGCAGAATCCGTTCCCGTATCGCCACGCTGCGGCAGGAAACGATGCCGACATGCTGTGGATTTTTGGAAACACTGATCTTCAGTCTGTGTTTCACACCATTCACCTCTTTCCGAGGACATGTATGTATGCCGCCCTCTACTTAGTAGCCTTTCGGGAGGCGGAAAAAGGACGTTCTGTAAAATGTTGCAAAAAAAAATACTGCCCGCCGGAGATTATCTCTCCAGCAGGCAGTCGAGTTCTTGCATCTGATATATTGTTTTTATTTTCGCAGCTGCTTCAATGCTTCCTGCAGCCGGTCCGGTATGGGAAGTCCCATCCGCGCGGCATTTTCCACAATGGAAAGACCCTCGTTGGACAGATAGAACAAGATGGTGGCGGTCCGTAACGCACTGCCGGAACCAAGCAATGTCGCATCCAGCGTATGGGCCACACCGACGAGTACAAAAAGAAGCACCTTCCGGCAGATGCCCATAAAGCCGATCTCACTGGATAGCTGCCGTTCCCGGCAGGCACATAGCACCCCGGTAATATAATCCAGACAGACAAACGTCAGCAGGGCATAGAGCAGATTGTCAAACCCGCCGATGAACCAGCCCAGCCAGGCGCCGATCGCTGCACACCCGATTCGTATTTCATTCCAGGTCATTTTCATCACCCCGCCAGGGTAGCCTTGATTTCCAGATACTGGTCCCCGTATTTTACATTATCGATAAACTGGATGTTGTATTTCTGATTGCGGAACTTGATGAACCATTTTTCCGAGATATCTGAGCGGTACCGGATGACAAACGACACATCCTTTTCCAGATGAACGGCTGCGGCGAAGAAATACTCCCCGCCGTGGATATTGGTCACCTTGGCCCATGTGCTGCCCTTGCTGACCAGGGTGCTGTCATACCCGCCCTGCCCGTCGGAGACATTCTCCTCCACTACAAACTCAATTCGCTGTTTCATTTCCCCGATATCCATCAGAACACCTCATCCCGGTAGGAAAACAGCATGGCCCTCATGAGCTTGATCATGGCATCGAAGTCCGCCGTATCCCGGTTCTCATACAGATAGGCCACGCCATACAGGATAGCCGTCTTGATGTCCTCCGGCAGCGTCGTGTAGTCACTTAGCGGATGGCGCAGTACATTTTCCACCGTCGTCGTGGAGGACTGGATCAGGCTGTCGATCAAGGCATCCTCTACATCGTTATCAATACGCAGGTATAATTTAGCTTCATCCCGTGTTACTGCCATGCTGCCACCCTCCTTCTGTTATTTGCTGGCCTGCTTGAGTGTCTTGATGGCTTCCGGCAGAACGATCTTGGCATCGACACGCTGGGAGCCGAGAAAGCCGACCTGACCGGTAACTGCGTATAATTCATTCAGGCGCTTAAAGGTGCGGCCCTGCCTGTCGGCAATCCAGTAGTAGGAGAAATCACCGAACAGCACCGTCTTGGCATCGGCTGCCATCTGCGGCATATACCGACTGGTGACGACCGGGCAGTTGAGGATCTTATCCGGCACATCGGCACTGACGGAAGGCTGCCAGATGTACTGGCCCTGCGTATCCTTCAGCTTCCGGATGGCCTTGACAGTGCTTTCATGCAGCAGCAATGTAGCCGACTTGCGGTACGGCTCACGAAGCGAATAGTACAACTCGATCAAATCGTCGAAGGTAATCGCCGTAGCAGAAGGCGGTAGTCGAGCCATCCTGAAGCACCGGCGGCATCGACGAGGATGCCGGACGGACGATCCGTTCCGGTGCCGGTGAGGAAGGCTTCTTCTTCGGCATTGCCCAGCCTGCGGGCGAACTCCTGCGCCATATATCCTTCCAGGTCGAAGGCGGAATCGTTCAACAGTTCTTCGGATACCTTGACGAGCGTACCCAGTTTATGCGCCCCGATGGACACCTGACCGAAGGTGGTGTTGCTTTCGGTGTAGGCGGCTTCTTCATCCGTCCATGCGGCGGTTCCCTCACTGGCAACGACCGGAATCTTATGGTCGCCGCTGGCAGGTCTGGATCACATGGGCAAGGGAGCGCAGCACATTTGTCTCTGCCAGCATCTGGATCAGCGTCCGTTCGAATTCGTCCGGTACGAGGTAGCCGCCCTGGGGATCGGCCCCTTCCTTCAAGGTGTTCCGGATTTCCGCACGGGACTTGCCGCGCATGCTGTCCCAAAAGGCGGGTGCATAGGCGTCGCTGAACCTGCCATGCTTCGTTGTATCCTGCTTGGCAGGCTGGTTGACGATAGCACTCGAGGTCGGCTTGCTTAACTCGAGATCAATGGCAGCCTGTGTCTTCAGTCGGTCGATTTCCTTGCCCAGTGCCATGACATCGGCTTCCATCTTGTCATAGGTGGCGGCATCCTCGGTGGAAAGCGTATCACCGGCTGCCTGCTTTTCATCCAGGAAGGCCTTGGCCTGCTCCCAGATAGTAGCACGTTTTTCCTGCAGTTCTAATAATTTACTCATATTGGTACCTCCATTTAATGTGTTAAGAGCGACAGCCGCTGCTGCAGCGACGCTACGGATATAGTTGTTTTGTTTGCTGCCAGTGTTGACTTAGATCTGCTTGGCGATGGCCTTGTTCAATAATGCATTGGTGACCTGCCGTCGGGAAAAAGAATAGCTTCCCATACTGGCAGCATCATGCATCTGTTTACTATCACTATTGGTTAAGATGCTGTCAGCAAAACCCAGCTCGATTGCTTTTCCTGCGTTCATCCATGTCTCGGCATCCATTAGATGGGATAGCTGGGTGCGGGAAAGGCCGGTCTTTAATTCATAGGCATTGATAATGGATTCCTTAACCTCGGATAACATGGAGATGGCCCGTTCCATTTCATCAGTATCGCCCATGGCGATCGTGAACGGATTGTGGATCATCATCAGTGCGGTCGGCGCCATATTGACGGTCGTGCCTGCCATAGCAATCACGGAGGCAGCCGAAGCCGCGATTCCGTCGATATTGACGTGGACCTGTCCGGCATAATCCATCAGCATGGCATAGATTTGGCTGGCCGCTACGCAGTCGCCGCCGGGTGAGTTCAGCCATAAGGTGACATTGCCCTTCCCGGATGCCAGTTCGTTTTTAAACAGTTTCGGTGTTATCTCGTCATCAAACCAGCTTTCCTCGGCAATGGTACCGTCAATGGTAAGAATGCGTCCGGTATCATTATCGGTATTCCAGTTCCAGAATTTCTTCATGGTTTTTTCCCCTCGCTTTCGGTATAAAATTTTCCTGCCTTGATCCAGCGGCAGCATATTACCGTTGACCAGATACGTATCGCCGCCCTGCTCGGCAGGGATGCGGTTCATATCCTCAAGCTCCCGGATGTCGTTGGCGGAGAGCCAGCCGTTCTGCCTGCCGATCGGCATACCCGTTCATGCGGCTCTGGTAGTCGCCGCGCAGCAGGCCGTCCACATTAAACTTCGTAAAGACCTGCGAGCGTTCCGACGGCTAGCACCAACTGCTGGTTCATGGCCTGCTCCCAGCGGACGCACCAGGGATTCAAGGTATATTTGACAAATTCCAGCGACTGCTGCTCGATATTGGAGAAGGTGGACTTTTCCAGATCCCCGACCATATGCGGCGGCACCCGGAAGATACGGGCGATCTCGTCGATCTGGAACTTCCGTGTTTCCAGAAACTGCGCCTGATCCGGCGGGATGGATAGCTGCTGGAAGGTCATGCCTTCCTTCCAATACGGCCACATTATGCCGGTTCGTGCCGGAAAATTGGGCATGCCAGCTTTCCCGCAGCTTGACCGGATCCTTCACGATGCCCGGATGCTCTAAGATGCCACCCGGTGTAGCACCGTTGGCAAAGAAACAATGCGCCGTACTGCTCGGCTGCCAGCGACATGCCGATGGCATTCTTGGCCATGGCGATCGGGCTGTAGCCGATGAGTCCGTCAAATCCAAGTCCCGGAACATGCAGCACCTCGTCCTGCGACAGGACAATCTGCTGGCAGCGGTTATCCTGCACCGAACTCGTCCGAGTCCTTGGAGTAGGTATAGATAAGCTGACCGTTCGCGGCCCGGCTGACATCCATCTTGCTGGGCAGCAGCGGGTAGAGTGCAATCGGCTGCCCGGTGCCGTTCCGGATGATCTGTGCATAGGCATTGCCCCATAACAGCAGTGGCTCATGAGCGTTTCCCGGAAGATGAAGCTCGTCATTTCCGGATTAGGGGCATCATGAAGCAGGTTGTACAATGGATGGTTGATGGCCTTTTCCTTGCCGCCATCCGGTGTGTAACGGTACAGATTAAGCGGCAGTCCGGCGATAGCTTCGGACAGCACCCGGACGCAGGCATAGACCGCCGTTGTCTGCATGGCGGTCCGTTCCGTCACCACATTTCCGGAGGAGGTCGGGCCGAACAGGAACGTAAAGGCCGTAGACAGGTAGTTTTTCGGCTTGTCGCGTGACTTTTTGCCCCATATACGTTGGAATATACTCATAAAATCAATAACCCCCTTTGGTCATATACGCTTTCGCTGTTGTCGTTGCCGCAGCGGATGGCACGATCCAGTGCCATAACCGTAGCCACGACACCGTCAATCTTTTCGGTGGATTTCTCTTTATCCGGCTTGATATTGCCTGCCGGATCGGATTTGATGAAGATATTGTCCATCATCCAGCGCAATACCGGATGTCCGCCGTGGGCGATCTTCTTTTCCAGCGTCAGCTTCATCAGTTCCTTGGTGGGAGGACTCATATCCTTGAACCCCTGCCCGAACGGGACGACGGTAAATCCCATCCCCTCGAGATTTCTGCACCATCTGCACCGCGCCCCAGCGGTCGAAGGCGATCTCACGGATGTTGTACTGCTCGCCCATGGTTTCGATGAACTTTTCAATGTAGCCGTAATGGACGACATTTCCTTCCGTCGTGTGCAGGAATCCCTGTTTCTGCCATACGTCATAAGGGACATGATCCCGCCGGACGCGAAGGGACACGTTTTCCTCCGGTATCCAGAAGTAGGGAAGCACGACATAGTTGTCTGCTTCATCCTGCGGCGGAAATACCAGCACGAAGGCCGTAATATCCGTCGTGGAAGGATAAGTCCAGGCCGCCGTAGCAGACGCGCCCCTTTCAGTTCATCCGGCTGTACGGGAAACGCGCAGGCATCCCACTTTTCCATCGGCATCCAGCGATTGCCTGCTTAACCCATTGGTTCAGGCGAAGCTGCCGGAAGGCATTTCTCCTCGGCAGGATTCTGTCTGGCGGATTCGCAGGCCGCCTTGACCTTGTCCATGCCGACCGTAATGCCGAGCGAGGGATTGGCCTTCTTCCACACCTTGACATCCGTCCAGTCGTCGGTATCCTTGGCCCCGTATATCACCGGATAGAAGGTGGCGTCAATCTTCCGGCCTGCGATAATATCCAGCGCCTTTCTGATGGGTTTCATAGCAGATGGAATGGGTGTCCGTTCCGGCTGTGGTAATAAGAAAGTACAACGGCTGCGTCCGGGCATCGCCGGAGCCTTTGGTCATGACATCAAACAGCTTCCGGTTCGGCTGCGTGTGCAGCTCATCGAAGATCACGCCGCTTACGTTAAAGCCGTGCTTGCTGTAGGCATCAGCAGATAACACCTGATAAAAACTGTGCGTAGGAAGGTAGATGATCCGTTTCTGCGAAGCCAGGAGCTTCACCCGCTTGGATAATGCAGGACACATCCGAACCATATCCGCTGCCACTTCAAACACAATGGATGCCTGCTGGCGGTCGGCGGCACAGCCATACACCTCGGCCCGTTGTTCCCCGTCGCCGCAACACAAGAGGAGTGCTACGGCTGCCGCCAGTTCCGACTTGCCCTGCTTCTTGGGAATCTCGATGTAGGCGGTATTGAACTGCCGGTAGCCGTTCGGCTTTAATATGCCGAACACATCACGGATGATCTGCTCCTGCCAGTCGATCAGTTCGAACGGTTTACCGGCCCAGGTTCCTTTGGTGTGGCAGAGACATTCGATAAAGGACACGGCGTAGTCTGCCATGGTCTTGTTGTATTTAGAATCTTTGGCCTTGAATTTCGTGGAACGATAGCGTTTCAACTTTCGCAAGCAGCGTCACCTCCTTTACGGCAACAAAAAAGACCGCCAAAGTGGGCAGTCTTGTCTTGGTATAGCTATAATATTGTGTGATTATTTCTTCCTGATTTTATTCGGATATCTCATCATTATGTTCCTTTCTGCCGTTTTTAAAGGCCGAGGAACCGGAAAGGTGCTGCAGGAGCAGCTTCCGTTCGTCCTTGTATTCCTTTCCGATAAAGCCAAGCCGGAGCAGAAAGCAGCGGAAGTCATATTTTTCGTTGATTGATACTCGTTCTGTTGCCAGCACCCGTTTTTGCTTTTTAGCCAGATGGCAGAGTGCCGTAATGAAATGGGTGCAGGTTTTTACCATATCGGCATCCGGACAGCCGGTAAACCAAGGGAATAACACTTTATCCTCCGTTACCTGCATCCGCAACACATCGATTTGGAAAACTTTTAACATGAGGTTGCTCTTGGCCTGAATCAGCTTCTTCAGGTTTTCCAGTGCCGTATCGGTGAAAAAAGAGCGCGGCATGGCAATCACGAAGTCGTCTATGTTCTCCTGCTTAGATGCCGAATCGTCAGGTCTTTTCCCTGTTGGTTCGGCATGGAATCCCATGCTGTCTAGTTTCTCTAGCAAATCCTTAGTTTCTGTACTGTCATCAAAATTAAGGTTGCCATCGCGGTCGACCGTGAAGCAGTCAATCTCATAGGCATAGCTGGGAATCCCCTTATACACTTTGGCAGCTCCGGTAATGATGCTAACGGCATCGGCCAGTTCCTTGCGTGTTTTTCCTTGTGCATGGTACAGTATCTTCATGGCAGTAAACCCCTTTCATTTTTTTGTCATGTATATATATCACTCTACATGCCAACTATAGCAAGGGGTTATGTGGATTTCACCCTATCATTTTCTGCAAAATACACGATGCCGGCAAGTACGAATACGACACAGGGAAGAGCCACACCGTTGCCCCACATCTTGTATTCGGCGCTGTCCGTATTGGGATGCTGCAGCCATTTGATGATCTGCCTGTCGCTTTTCGGCTTTTTTGCCGTTCCCACAGTCTTACGGTGCGTTTCAAACACCTGCCGCCAAAAAGCAAGTTCTTCTTCTGCAGGATGTTCCGTGCCAAGGTCGGCGCACCATCCATCCGGAAATCCCTGCAGCCTTGCACATTCAGTCGGTGTCAGCCTGCGTACGGAACAGTACGGGGTTCCAGGGCCGGATATGCTGACCGGATCCTTATAGTCACGGGCAGCCAATGTCGGTGATGTTTCCTCGTTCACCTGCATATACCCGCCCGTCGTCATGGCATAGACAGGCTGCTTTTCCACCACTGCGATGCCGCCCTGGCTGCAGGACGGATTGCCGCCGCTCCGATCGATCGTCCTTGAGGTATCTGCTATATAGATGCCGGCTTTTGGGTTGTGCGACAGCATGGCATGCGATTGGTCCGAAGAGATGCCGAAAGGCTGCGGCTCGAACAGGGACTGGTCGTTATTGCAGGAAAGCGTTGCAGACATGTTATCCTGAAGCAGCGGCCCTTTCCCGCCTCCCCGGCAGCCGCACCGAATTTTCAAAAGCATCGGGTCTCCCACAACAAAAGGCTGGTTGTTGCCGCCGGTTCCAAAGGTCGCGGATACAGTCGGCGACGCAGCAAGCGGGCCTTTATATCGTGAATCCTGTCCGTGGTTTTCATAGACATGCGCTGCCGCTGAATGTTCGTTGCTCACACCGATGCCTGACGTTCCAATGCCAGCTGCAGCAGAACCGGCAATTCCTTGCCATGCCCGGAAACGCGCCGCAGAATACCCCGACACGCCTTCGGACTCAAATAGTATCTTTCCGGCGCATCCGCCATTAAAATCTGCGACAAGGTAGATGCGCTTTCTTCGCTGGGGTACTCCCCAATATTGTGCGTCGAGAGTTCGATACGCAATGCTCCATCCGTCTCCCACCAAAACATCGGCATGGGGCCATCTGCCTGTTTCAGACATAGGCACCGCAGGTGCTTCCGGTGCTTGGACGCGGACGATTTCTGTAAGCACGGTCTGGAAGTCTCTTCCCTTGTTGGACGAAAAGGCTCCTGCAACATTCTCCCACACGATGAACCTGGGATATTTTTCATGGGTTTTGCACCTCATTTCCTTCACAATGCGGACGGCCTGGTAGAACAATGCCGACTGGGATCCGTCCAACCCGGCACGTTTTCCGGCAATGGACATATCCGTACAGGGACTGCCGAATGTAATAATATCCACGGGCGGTATCCCGTCGCCATGAACAGCATGGACATCCCCCAGGTGCTTGACAAAGGGGAAACGCTTGGTTGTCACCCGTATTGGGAACGGCTCGATCTCCGAATTCCAGACGGGTTGGATTCCGGCAAGCAGCCCTCCAAGCTCAAAGCCCCCGCTGCCGGAAAACAGGCTGCCAAGCTTAAGCATCTTCTTTGGTCGTTTGCACCGTCGCCATTTTACCGAGCA